TCTATTTCTACACACATATTTACCATTTCAAATGGTGACCAATGCTTATGCTTGATTAGATACCTAATGAGCCTTGGAGAGGTTTGTGTGTTAGATTGGTTGGATGGGTTGGATACCCTAGCCATGTACGCTATCAAGGATTCAGCGTCGGGTGTTACATGAACTAGTTCTACGTTGTGCATACAGTAGGATACAGTGCCTAATATTCAGAAGGTGTGGATTAAGAAAGTAGAATACAGTGTCTACTATCCAGTAGGAGAGAAAGGGGTAATGAGAGCTTGTCTCGAATTACCCCTCCAGGGGTCGGGTCCACCCTTCCCTTCCCCTGTATACGGACGGGGAGGGTCAAATCCAAGTAGGGATCCCGTTTTTAGTATTACCTCTAGCTTGTCTTTTTTGGTCTAAAGACATACCCAAAACAATGTGGTTTGTCTCACTTTGTGGGTCGTCTAGGAACGCCTGAAGCATGTCATTCCACTCATCTCTTTTACGTTCTTTGATGACTTCCTGGGCTGATATACCCATAGCATCTGTAAAATACTTAATACCTTGAGCTAAACAGTCAATTCTGTCATCGTGTCGTACAGCACCACGCTCACGACACATACGGCTCATTTGGTAAAAGAGCATATAGAGGAGACGTTTCTCTGGAGCTTCGTCGGGATTTGATTTAAAGTCCCATTCGACCACAGAGCGATTAACAATAAGGCGGTGTTGATTAAGGACAGGCTCAAGGGCATCAATAATACGGTCTTCTTTTCGGACATTTGCTCGTACTTCTTCAACGTCAATTCCTTGTTTGGTCTGTAGGAGATGTTTCTTAAACAGTTCTGCAACAATACCGTCACCAAAGTTAGTCTCGATCACTAATTTAGTTACGTTATATTTTTTACAGCGTCTTAGAATGTCCAGAAGCGTATTGTCTGAGTATCCGTCTCGGTAAGCCGACACTTCATGCAAGTACAGGTAACCGTTTCGTTGGGAGATAAAAGCTGCTGCCGTCTCATCTGAACCACGACCCGACGGGTCAACACTGCAGATTGTTTCGGTGTAATCCCCCCAATCTCCTTGGAGCTGCATTGGAGAGTAGAAATAGTCTCCAGGTAACCCAACCGTTGGGAGGTCTTTGATGACATTTTTAGGATCTGAGCACCAGATGACGCTATCAGGAGCGGACTTAGGATTAACACTGGTGACGATAAGATCAGCCATCTTGAGGGGGAACTTTTCAGCGTCACTGAGGCTTGTGTCAAGCATGAACTGCAGCATAAAGTTGCTGCGTCCCATAGACGCTTCACGTTCGATAAGGTCTTCATGGTCAAATCTATCCGGGTCAGTTACGCTCCACGGATCAGCACCATTGTCGATGACTTCCTGGAGCTGGGGTGCAAGTAGTCCTTCGTAATTTGACAATTTACGTGGTACCCTAGCGGGCCATACAAACGGTCGATAATTACGTTCAGCTAATTTTCGGTACACCGTAAAGACAGTTTGAGGAGTACCAAGGTACATAATCCGGCTGTCGTTCTTAGGTGTTAAGATTGATTCGGCTTCGGTGCACAGTTGAAGAAGTTTTTCCCTCATTAACTCAGTCATGGAGTTACCAGGAACTTCAATGTCGTCCAGAATCATCAAGTCCGCACGAGAACCAGTCAGCTGACCTGTAATACCCACAGACTTCACAGACGGAGCCTGGTGAGGTGAGCATTGGACATCGAAAGAGATCCGGCTCCAGCGGGCGTCGTCGCTCTTCGGTTGGAGATGATTCAGCCATGGTGTTTCAATGATAAGTTTTTGTAGGAAGATTGACATGTTATCTGCACGTTCTTTCGACGCAGAGATAATCATAATCTTCTTTTCAGGATTGTTAAAGAGCGTCCACAGAACGAACGCTCCAGTAATCCAAGACTTACCTACACCACGGAACGCCTGTATCTGTAGACGTTTTGGACCGTGTTGTAGGTAGTCCGCAATCGCATATTGTGCACGTGTTGGGGATGGAAGATCGAGTTCAGCCCACAAAGCCTGCAAGAATAGTTTAAAATCGTCTTTGAGCAGGTCTAATGTGTTCATAAGTTAGCGTCCAGTACGGAATCTCCTTCGTAGTTGAGCTTCCGACATACCTTGCTGACGGAGCTCTTCTTTAGTTTGTTCAGCTGCTTGACCAGTTTCTTGAAGAGTTTTACCGGTAGCTGCAGTAGTAATGACATCTAAAGCTTGGAATCCTGCAGCACCAGCAGCCAAAGGAGCAGCTACGGAACCGAGAACAAGTTTACCGGCTTGCGGCATTATACGCATAGCCGTAGGTGCTACACGTTTTAAAGCCTGTTCTGCTACAGCACCAACAGCTGCGCCTGTTCCAGCTTGAACGGCGGCTTCACCGTATTTACCTTCACGTGCAAGTTTTACTGATTCAGCATCAACGGCTGTAAGAGCACCTATTGCAGCGCCTGCAGGGTTTTTTGTTACAGTTTCAACAATCTGTTCTCCAAAAGGGATACCACCAAACAGTTTTAAAGTGCCGCGTTCACCCACAATATATGGTGCAAGCCTGGTTTTTATAGCAGCCTTAACTTCTTCAGGTTTAGCTGCTAAAACATTTCGGCGAACCTCTAGTTCTGCAGCTGACATATCCGTCGTATAGGTAGATCCAGCAAGTTTGTCTAAATCTTCCATCAACGGTTGTGTTACGTCAATAGCTGCTTGTGTTTCTCTACCTTGAATTTGGAATTGAGGACGCATACCCTCAATAGCTTCTTGAGCAGTAGTTGCTCCAACAATGTCACCTGTAACAGCTTTGCCTTTAGTGGTATGAGCTTTAGGAATAGCTAGTTGTCCAGGACTGGTAACACCTATTTCAGCTAATGCTTCCGCTTCAATACCTTTTAAAACATCATTATTTAAATGACCTGCGCGAAATAGACTTCGAAGGTTTTCAGGTACATTACCCCAACGACCAAATTCATCTCTAAGGGCGGCTCTAGCTTGTTGACGATCTGCTTGACCAAGCCTTCTAAGCGTATCGCCGCCAGTACGTTGTGCATAAAAATGGTGAATAACATCAGACAGCATCTGTTTTCTAGATGGTGCCTTACCTTTACCAGCTTCGTCCAAAAGACCCTGTTCAATCCGCCTAATGGCATTGACCAGTTCTGGACCTGTCATACCTTGAGACCGTCCAAGCTCCAACAGCTCACCATAAGCCTCAGGGTTTGCAACTAGCTCACCAGAAAATCGTTTAATGCGTTTATGCATTGAAGATTTTGGATCCGTCCGTTGCAACTCTTTTTCATAATTGTTAATTAAATCGACGCCCCATTCTTCTAGTTGAGCTAGTTCTTTATCCATTACTTAATATGCGATAAAATAAGTTTTTCTCTAGGCGTTTGCCCAAAAGTCTGTCTCATCCACGTGAGCCAGTTATTTGTTCCTTTATTCTGATTACATTTCCTGCAAGACGGTACCAAGTTTCTTGTTGTCGTTTCTCCTCCATAAAAACGAGGTATAACGTGATCAAGAGTAAGTTCATGTAATTCATAATGTTCTCCACAATAGACACATTGACAGTTGAAGTGTTCCTTAATGGCTTGACGCCACATCCGTTTTGCTTCAGGACTAGTCATGGTTATTAGATTTTGCAGGTAGTGATCAGGACTTGGAAGTAGAGGGGTCATGCATAACGTGAGCGTTTACCGTGACCATTAGCGGCACGATTTTTACTGCGAATCATGAGGCGTGTTTTACCACCTTTGGAGTGAGAGACATCTTTATTGTCTCCGTTACCATAAGTGCCACGTTTTCGATTCTCTTTGTTAAGAGCTGCACGTTTGTTTTTCTGACGTTCGGTACTGTCGTATGCTTTCTGATACGATTTATAATTACCGTTAGCGTACTTAGGACCGCTACGCTTTCGTACCATACAACCTCCGCTGTACAAGTTCAGGATCAATAGTGGGCAATACGTTTGCCAGTTTGTCCAGGTGATTGCCTTCAAGGGCAACACCACTGATATCATTTTTGGCTAGCCAGTCACAAGCTGCTTTGAGATCTTGTGTCGTGGCTTCACCAGATTTAATTCGTGCGAGGAATTCAGATGTGACAAGGTTGTGAAGCTCGTTAAACTGATCCTCAGTTGCTTTTTTCTTCATTTGTCAAAGACACAATAGGTACGATGTCGTGACACAGTACCTCTACCCGAGACCCAGGACGGAACGTAAATCCCGCCTTCATGATCTCGGTACATTTTAAAGCTCTTACAAGCTCGTAATCCAACCGAAGTTTCTCCTCGTGTCGCTTAGCTATCTGTTTGCACTGCTCAATCATCCCACCATCCAAAGGAACTGAGAAGTTAAGCTGCATACCGTAATTATTGTTGCGAGTGTAGCCAGTAGGCAACGTATCGTTACCCATATAAAACGGGGAAACAGTCATGGTTGATCCATTACACGAGTTACCGCCGGTAAACTGCTGTCTACTGGGTGCACCGTTGTTCTGGAATTGAACTGCTTGGTTTGTTACGTTACCTGTAGCTGCAGCAATAGGATTAGCACTGTTGCTCACCGTAGGAGTTTCAGCAAATGCTGGTCCTACTGAGAGAAGACAGAAAGAGAGGTAGTAGTAGAGGTAGTGCTGATGTCTCTGGTGATGTCGATTGTTTCGATCACTCCGGCTGTTCGGTTTACGGTCTCCAGTTGAAACTGTTCGCCAGCGGTTGTGACGGACCAAGTAGTCGAAGAATCGGTTATATCCCCACTTGG